ATTCTGATGTTACTATTGGAGCAACAAGTAATCCAAGTTTCAGAATTGATTTATCAAGAGTGGCATTTGATGCTTGGGAGCCAGAAAGACCAAATGATGATATAGCAACACAGACAGTTAACTTCAGGGCCTTATATGACATTACTAATAGTGATGTTATAAACAGCTGTTATTTAATTAACGAAGTAGCAAGTTATTAAACAAAATTTTATGGATAGAGCAACAAAAACAATTAAATTAACTAATTGTGAGGTTATTGTTTATTCACAACTTACTTGGGGTGAAAAAGAAAGCCTACAATTAGAACTAATGAAAGGAGCAAAGGTAGACGAACAGGGTCTTAAGGATTATGATGTCAAAGCGACATTAGAAGTTAAGTATAAAACTCTTGAAACATTGATTAAAGAAATCAAGGTGGGAGCAGAAACTCACAAGTTCACACGAGAGTGGATGAATGGTTTGTCTATTACTGATGGCGATAAATTATATTCAGAATTGAATAAAAAAAAAGTTTAGTAGATAACACTACCATTAGGCTACAACTAGAGGGCAGAAAGAAACCATCAAAGGAAATTATCTTTGAGATGTTAAGTGAGAGTTATGGTTGGCTACCAAGCCAGATAGAGAATGAAAAAGCTGACATCATAGAAAGATATATACAAATTATTAGGGTTAAAAACTTAATAAATAAGCAAAAGTATGGCAAATAATGAATTACAAATACTCTTATCTCTAAAGGATAACGCGAGTAAAGAGTTAAAGACCTTTCAAGGTAAACTTCAAAAGATGAAGCCTACTTTTCAGAAAATGGCAGCAGTAGGAACAATAGCATTTGCAGGTATTACAACTGCCATAGGTTTAGCTATTAAAAAGTCAGCTGATTTTGAACAAATAGAAGTTGCATTTACAAGTATGCTTGGCTCTGCAGAAAAGGCAAAGAATATGATAGAAGAACTAGCCAAATTTTCAGCAAAGACACCTTTTCAAATGGAAGATATTGCCAAGGCTACAAGAACCTTAATTGCTTTTGGAGTAGAGGGCGATGACGCCATAGACAAATTACAATTTTTAGGTGACATAGCAGCAGGGGCTCAAATACCATTAGGAGATTTGGCACAAATTTTTGGTAAAGTAAAGACAAAAGGAAAAGCAATGACAGAGGAAATATTACAAATGTCAGAAAGGGGAATACCAATTATTGATGAATTAGCCAAACAATTTAATGTTTCAAAGGAAGAAATATTTGATATGGCATCTAAGAGTGAAATCTCTTTTGATATGATAGAGAAGTCTTTGATCAATTTAACAGGAGAGGGGGCTATGTTTGAGGATCAAATGGGCAAGCAATCTAAAACAGTTGCTGGTTTGTTTTCTACATTGAAAGATAATGTAACTCTCGCTATGGATGCTATTGGAGATACATTTCAAGAAGATATAAAAAACATAGTTAAAAATGTAACAGAAGTGGTCCAAAGTGTAGTAGGATGGATTAAAGCAAATCCACAATTAGTTAAAACAATATTATTGGTGTCAGTTGGGATAGCTGGATTAGTTGCAATAGCAGGAACTCTTGGAATTATTTTAGCCACAGTTACTTTGCCAATTATGATATTTGTTGTAGCACTAGTTGCTGTTTTCGCCATAGTCATTAAATTAAGAGATAAAATATCTGCCTTTGTTCAAAAGGTATTGAAAAGTGAATTAGCAGTTCAACTAAAATATTTAGCTGAAGTTGCTATCAAGGCATTACAAACACAACTAATAGTATTATGGGATAAGTTCAAGGAACTTTGGGATTTAATATCACCAGTTGTCATCCCAGTATTAAAGTTTTTAGCAATCACATTAGGCGTTGCCATAGTAGGAGCAATAGGGTTTCTTGTTATAGCAATAGGAACTTTAATGGAGATATTTAAAATGTTGATTTCTGTTATTAAATGGGTAATAGAAAAAGCTATATGGTTTTTCAATGATATGAAAGAGGCTTGGAAAACAACCATTGAATATATACCAAAGATTTGGGATGCTGTGTGGGAAGGTGTCGGAAACACTTTGAAAACTGTATGGGAAGGCATTAAGTCTGTTGTTAAAGGTGGAATAAATTATATCATTGATGCATTAAATGTATTTGTTAAAGCAGCGAATAAAATAACTTCAACAATGAATATAGTCCCTGGGGTAAATATACCTCTTGTCCCAGAGATACCACATTTAGCTAAAGGTGGTATAGTTCAAAAACCAACATTGGCAATGATAGGAGAGTCAGGGCCCGAAGCAGTAGTTCCTTTGAAACGAGGTATGGGAGCAGGTATTACTGTAAATATAAATGGTGGCTATTACTTTTCTGATGAGGCAGCGGAAGAACTAGGTAATAAAATAATAGATAACTTGAAACTTCAATTAGCGATATGATACAAGTTAACATAGATGGATATGACAAAACAAAATTTATTGATTGGAAAACACTTAAAATCCAAAACATATTAGCAGAGAAAATTGATAAGTGTTCTTTTACTATTATGAATTATAGGGATAAAGAATATATCCCAATCGTAGGAAAAGAAGTTATCATTACAGATGGATCTAAAATATTCGCTGGACATATAGTAAGAGTGGAACAGCAAGGATTAGATTATAAAATAATTAGGTATAAATGTACTTGTGTAGATTATACTAGGCTACTCCAGAAAAGATTAGTGTCAGAGTCATACGAGAACACAACAGTAGAGGATATAATAACAGATTTAATATCTAAATATTATTCTGGCTATGGCTTTACGACAACGAATATATCTTGTGGGATTGAAATTGATAAAATAGGTTTTGAATTTGTATCATTACAAAGTGCAATTACTAGATTGGCAGAGATAGTTGGATATACTTGGTGGGTAGATTATGATAAAAATATTTATTTCAAAAACAAAGGACTTACTTCAGCGCCATTTGGGTTAACTGATACTAATGGAAATTATGTATTTAAATCTTTGGTTGTCAGAAAAGATAATTCTCAAATTAAAAATAGTATAATTGTTAGAGGTGGATATTATTATGGGATTAGGAAATTTGGGAAGTTGATTTGTGATGGATCAAAATATCAATTCAGAACTCCATATAAATACAGAGCATTTACAGCTTCTTTGACAGGACAAGATTTGAAAGTAGGAATTGATTTTTCTGGTAATGCCGATGACTATGATTGTCTTTATAATTTTAATGAGAAAACAATTAAGTTTAAAGAGGTAGATACTCCATCTGCTACAAGCACATTATCATTTTCAGGAGAGCCACGACTTCCAGTAATAGTTAAGATAGCAGATAGTGCCGCGGTGGATGCTATGTATTCATCAGAGGGAGAAACAGAGGGAGATTACGAATATTTGATAGTTGATAAAAGTTTAAAATCAAAAGAGGAAGCAAGGGATAGGGCAGAGGCAGAATTAGTTGCTTATGCTAACACAGTAGAGGAGGGTTCATTTGAAACAGAAACATCTGGATTATCGGCAGGACAAACAATATATATTGACAGCGATGCTCATTCAGTTAATGAAAGTTTTTTGATAAAAGAAGTTGTGTCTACTATGTGGACACCGACAGAATTAAGATATACAATAAAACTAATATCTACCAGAACAATAGATATGATAGGACTATTACAGAAACTTTTAGTAGGACAAGGCAGGTCGCTTAGTTTTGATGAAGACGAAATAATAGATAAGATAAATGCTTACTTTGAAGAAATAGTATTTTCAGAAGTAGCATTAGCTAGTCTAGAACATAACCCACAAGCAGAAACAATAGCATTAAGTTCAACATATTCAGCTAATATAGATTATCCGGTTGAATTTGTAGCTGGTCCATATATTCCAACTGGATCAAAGAGAACTTTTTTATGTACTCTAACTGCCGATGGTGGTGGAGCAAGATTAGGTTAATAATATAATTTTATGGCTTTTAGTAAAACTTGGTCGGCAGGAGATGAAATTCTTGCTTCCGACTTAAATGGAAATTTTGATGACATAGTATCTGCTTTGGCAGGTAAAGAACCTACCTTAATTTTTGGTATTGCCGAC